TCTAGAAACCTTGCATTAGGTGAACGTGGTACACTGTTAAGCCAAGCACAGCAAGCCTATGCACCACTACAGCAGATTAGTCAACAAGCACTACAACAAGCTCAGTTATCTGGTCAGTTAGGTCAGATGTCTCAGGCTGGTAGGATTGCACAAACTAATGCTTATATGCAACCTGCTATGACTGGTATCACAGCACCGCTAAATCTATTCTCTCAAGGTCTAACACAGGTTGGTAATGCACAAGCCCGTGGTATTCAAGAGAATCTAGATGCTCAAAAGGCTGCTTTACTTGCTCAAACGCTTGGTACGTCTAACGTAGCTAACCAGTTATTGGGGCCTAACGGTATTGACTACTCCAAGTTAATTGATGCTGGTTCTAAAATACTTGGTTTATAAGGAACAGTAATGGCACAACAACAAATGAGTTTATTTGGTCCTAGTGTCTATGACATACAAAGACAGCAAATGCAGCAGGACCAAACTAATGCAATACAACAAGCTCAGTTAAGTCCTTACCAAGGTATTGCGGCAGCGGCTGCAATGGCTGGTACACGTGCTGGTAGAAGCTTAGCAGGTTTGTTCGGTATCGAAGATCCTGCATTGTCTGAAGCTAAGAAGATGGAAGAGCTAAAGGCTGCTGTGGCTTCTCAGTGGGATGGTAATGATCCGCTAGTAGCTTACAAGATCTTCGCTAAAGAAGCTTCTGCTAGAGGTCTTACACAGGCTGCTATCGGTGCTGCTACGCAAGTTAAAGCTTTTGAGGCTGATAGGTCTAAAACTGAACTTGGTAAGATAAAAACAGAAGCTGAAATAGCTGAGAGTAAACAACGTGTCACTGCTTCACAAGGACAAGAAACAAGAGCATCTGCTGAAGAAGCACGTAGACAAGATGTTTATAATACATTCACTAAAACAGCTAATGATTTAGAATTAAAAGCAAAACGAGCAAGTCTTGCCACTACAGAATTAAACCAACAAAAAGCAAGAGAAGAGATTAAGTCTATACAACTTAAGATTAGAGAACAAGAAGCAGAATTACGTGCTATGCCTGATGATGTTCGTAAGGCTATGGCAATAGCTAAATTAAACCAGCTTAAAGCACAGGTTAATGAGTCTGCGGCAAGGGTTGGCTTAATTGGAGCGCAAGCAGCACAGGTTAGTCAAGACACAAGTATGGGTAAAGTGTCTATTATTCCTCCAAGCATACCAGGAGAAGCCCCAACTGTTGTTAGGGTTACTCCTACAGGAGCGGCTATGCTTCCTTTTAGTGGTGGTGGAAATGTTTTACCTTATCCTGGAAGTTCAACACCTACTTTAGATCAACTTTTAGCTGATGAGTTAGCTAAGAGACAAGGCAGAGGTAAGTAATGGCTTTAGACCTTTCGTTACTGTCAGATAGTGATCTCAAAGCTTTAATAAGTAGAGATCTTTCTAAAGTATCCGATGAAGGACTAAATTATCTAACTAAAAATGTTGGTGCTGGTGAGGCTTTTTTAAGTAACGTAGAACGTGGTGTTACTGCTTCGATGCGTGGCGCAGGTCAGCTTATTAGACAAGCTGCTCCGTCAGCTTTTGAACAAACTGTAGCTCCTTCGTCTCCTGAAGAAGTACAACTACCACAGTTCACGGAAACACCTGATATAGAGCGTGAGCGTAAAGCTAGGATGGCTAGAGAAGTACGTCCTGTAGCTGGTTATGGCGGTCTTATAACAGGTGCTGTAGCTGATCCATTAAACCTTATTCCAGTGGCTAGGGCAACTAACGTAGCTAGAGGTATTGCTGGTGGTGCTACAGCAGGTGCGTTAGCGGGTGCGCTAGAACCTACCTTCCAAGAGTTTGGTGATTCTAGGGTACAGAATATCGCTCTTGGTACTGCCTTTGGTGGTGCTGTAGGTGGGGTTATTGGTAAGTTATTTGGAAAAGAGATTGATAATATCTCTAAGGGTTTAAAGACCACTGATGAAGCTGAGATACAAACAACAGCTGGTACGATAAATATTAAGTCGCCAGAAGCACAGGAAATAGCCGATAGATTTAAAACAACGCCAGCAACCTTTGAATCTCCTGAAGTACAACGAATCATCGATGAATTAGGATCTACTGGTGCTGTGCCTAGACAGGCTGCGTTGTTATCAGAACAACCTTCTAGGATGGGTTTTACTGAGTTCATGCAGCGAGAACAGACTAGAGTAGCCCCAGGAGAGGCTGTTCAGCAAGAAGCTGCTTTACTACGTCCTATCACTGAAGAAGCTCCTACAGGCCCTACAGGGCTTGCTAGGGTTATGCAAATGGAGCAGCAAAGGATTGCTGATGAACAACCTAATGTAGGTGCTTTACTTACTAAAAGGTCTGATGATTACTTTACTCAAACTGCTAGAGTAGCTGATGAAGGTATATCTACACCGAAGGTACAGCAGTTAGCAAAAGATACTGGACAAGATATTCGCACTGTGTTAAAAGATGTTAAGGCTAGTGATGATGTATTAAAAGCTTTGGACGAAGCTAATCTCACTCAGTTACCTAAAACATTTGATGAGGCGATAGATGTACTAGAGAATACGCCCTCACTAAGGAGAATACTAGATGCGTGTTTGTAATGCAGAAGCTGTTGTTAGGGCTGTTGTACCACGCTATAAGTGGCAAGACTTGTCCGAAGCACAGCGAGAAAAGATATTTAGACTTGGGCCTGAAGCTTCTAAACACATCATGGAGCGTGGTGATACCTTAGATGGTTTAACTATGCGTGATGTTTATGACAGCATTGGTGAACAGTTTCAACAAAGAATGACCGCAGCATCAAGGAATGTTGTACCGGACAAGAAAGTTATTGATAGTGTTGATAAGTTCTTAGCGAACAAAGATGTAGGTTTTGCTGGTGAATGGGTTAAGACAGCTTGGTCTAAAGGCAAAGCATTTAATGCTGAAGAACTAGAGGTAGCTGCTAGAGGTTTCTCTCATGCAGTGAATACTGCTAATGATTCTGCGTTACTAAAGCTAGTAGAGCAAGGTGATGAAGCTGCATTAGCTACCTTGGTACAGGCTCAGAACGATATTGTAGCTCTTCGTGCTGCATTGGAAGGAGCAGGATCTGAAGTTGGTAGAGCACTACGCTATATCCAAAACATACAGAAAGCACAGCAAGAGAATAAACTTATCAACAGTGTCTTTGGAGTTGGTCCATGCTAAAGGTCAGTGATAATTGTAAGAAGTTTCTTCAAGACTTTGCTAGGATGCAGCTAGACGCTAAAGCATCAGGACTAACTAGTGAGGCTAATAAGTTATCTTCAGATGTAGTAAAGCTTGTGTCTTCTAATCCTACGTTAGCTAAGAAGATGCAGGAGTATTACGTCAATAGTCTAATCTCTGGTTTAGGTACACCAGTTGTTAACGTCTATTCAGCCTTCTTCAAAGGGGCTATTGCTCCTTGGGAACGAATGATTGAATCTGTTGTTGAACGTGGTGCTGAAGGAAAGACTATCCGTGAAGGTTTATCAATGTTTCCTGCTCTAGTAACATCGTTTGCTGAAGCATGGAGATTTGCTGGTAGAGGTTTCCTCAACGGTGCTCCGTTAGATTTAACTTATGCTGTAGGATCTAAAGATGTAAACAAGTTCTTAGAGAACTTTAGAACTAAAGCAATTGGTACAGGCAAGATAACCACTAATGCTGATGGTACAGTTACTTACATTGAACCATCTAAATCTGCTGAAACACTTGGTGAACTTGTTCGTTTACCAACCAGGGTATCTGTGGCAGTAGATGAGTTCTCTAAAGCATTCTTTCGTAGAATGGAAATCAACGCACTGAAGTATCGCTATGCTTATGGCATGAGTGATGATCAGTTTCGTAAGCTTAATATGAGAGATAATCTTGATGCTACTCCAGAAGAGATTGCTGCTGCTAGACAGGCTTTAGTATCTAAGTTACAAGCTATCGACTTCCAGGATGAAAACTGGATGACTAAGATGCGTCTTGCTGGACTTGAAAGAGAAGCAGCATCAATCACTCAGTTTGCTAAAGAGAATACGTTTCAGGCAGATCTAGGTAAGGTAGGTAATACATTAACAAAACTAAGAAACGACTATCCTTTGTTGTCTTTTGTCATACCGTTTATTAAGACACCTATTAACATCACTAAAGATTTCTTCAGGTACACACCAGGAAGTGCTTTAGCTTATGCAGGTACAGATAAGTTTTCCAATGTCGTAGCAAAGAACTTAATGGGGTTAGCTACTATATCAAGCATTATTGGTCTGTATGAATCAGATACAATAACTGGTCATCATAGTGATAAAGAAAGAGCTACTAAAGAAGCTGCTGGTATACCTGAGATGTCTATTAAAATAGGTAATCAATGGTACGACTATTCAAGAATAGAGCCTATATCATCAACACTTGGGTTCACACTTGATGTAATGTCAATATTCAAAGATTTAGTTCGTGAAGGAAAAGATGTTGAAGCAAACAAACTAGTATCTGGTTTTATGTCAGTAATACGAGACAACTTAGTTGAGAAAACATTCTTGGCTGGTATTGCTAACTTTGTTATGTACGCTACCGATGCAGAACGATATGGTCCACAGATCCTAAACAATACAGTTGGTTCTTTAGTCCCTGCTGTTGTAGGCTCTGTAGCACGTCTACAAGATCCTGTCAACAAAGAAGTAGATAGTGCTGTTGCTTCGCTGATGAATCGTATCCCAGGATTAAGAGAAGAGTTACCAACTAAGTTTGACATACTTGGTCAACCTAAGACTGTAGCACCAGGACAAGTACTTGGTCTAGCTTCTAGAGAGGCTGAGCAGACACCAGTACAACAACTTCTTGATAACCCTTATGTAAACATTCGACCAGTTACTAAGAGGTTGTACGGTATGGAGTTAGATGCTGAGCAACTTAGTCGCTTACGTCAGCTCACAGGTGAGGCTGTAGAACGAACACTAGCACCTAGAGTAGATGCTTTAAACCGTATCGAAGATCCTAGGGTTAGGGCCACCAGAATAGAGAAGATCGTAGAGAAAGCCAGAGAAGCTGGTCGTAAACAGTTTATGTCAGAGAATATCAGAAACCCTGAATTCAGAGATGCTTTTATTAAGTATCGTCAAGAGCAACGAGGTGTCTTTAAAGAAGAACTACCTAGATTTGATGTAGGGAGGTAATGATGTTTGAACTCATTGGTGCTCTTATCGGTGGTGTTTTTCGTCTTGCTCCAGAGGTCTTAAAGATCTTAGATAGGAAGTTTGAAAGAGAACATGAACTGAAGAAGTTAGATGTTGAAGTCTCTATCGCTAAGATGCAAGCAGAGTTTGCTCTACAGCAGGGACATCAACGGCTACAAGAGCACGAATTAGATGCTATCGGTGAAGCATTCAAACAACAAGCAGAGTCTGATAGCAAGGCTTGGAAGTGGGTAGCATCACTATCTGCTTTGGTTAGACCAGCAGTGACATACTGGTTTGTAGCTTTCTATTCAGTTGTTAAAGCTGCTGGACTATACCTAGCTTTTCTTCAGGATGGTTCTTGGACAGCAGTGTTATTGTCAGGATGGACTGACTACGATGAAGGTATGCTGTCATTGATTCTAACTTTTTGGTTTGTTGGTAGGGTATGGGAATCAAAGAAGTAATCGCCATTGCTGAACCACTAATCAAGAGATTCGAAGGCTGGAGAAGTAACCCCTATCTATGCAGTGCTAACGTCCCCACCATAGGATGGGGATCTACCATGTACGAGAACGGTGATAGGGTTACTTTGGATGATCCTGAGATCTCAAAAGAAAGAGGACAGGAATTGTTCGAACTTGATGCAGAGAGATTCCTACTTCAAGTCTACAAAGCCTGTCCAGTGTTGACGAAACACCATAATAAAGCTGCTGCAATACTTAGCTGGACTTATAACTTAGGACCAGCTAGGCTTAGATCATCCACGATGCGAACAAGAATAAACCAAGAACGATGGGAGGAAGCTGTTCAAGAACTAAAGCGTTGGAATCTTGCAGCAGGTAAAGTAACCAAAGGCCTTGTTCTTCGTCGTGAAGCAGAGGCGACACTATTCCTCCTTAGCCCATCCAACAACAAAGCTAAAGATAGCAATGTTGATAAAGACAAAGAACCCTTCGAGAGGGATCTCCGTTCCGTCCTCGTCAGCTACGACAAAATCATCAGAGTAACAAATCCCTAACATAAACCCTGATAGAAAAGACCAACCATAGATATTCGGCATAGTTTTCCTTAGTGACCTTTATAGACCCCTGCAAAGGGGTCTTTTTTTATTTAGATCTCACACACTCCGGCTACACAGGCAAGCTGCTGTGCGCCTTCGACGTTATCATCATTCTCTTTAAGCATATCCCAATTGATGTCTGTAGGCATCTTAGCTAACAAGGCTTCATATTCTTCCTTGCTGCATGTCTCATAAGGAGCCTGCCTATACGTACCCCCATCCATTGGCAGGAATGATACACCAGTACAGATATCAAAGTTGTCATACACCCAAGCCCCTACAGTAGGCCAATCATTCTCATTGACTGAGATAGTTACTGAAGGTTTATGTTCGCACCAGTGTAGCTGATAGATACGCCATAGGTTAAGGTGAGATATAGCATCAACATCATCCCTGGTGATAGCACCTTCAGGAGCCTTCATAGGAAATGAGAACACGGTAGTGCTATCTGGCCTCATCACACAAGGTTCACTAGGAATACCTTGTTCGATCATAAACGCCGTGAGAGGGTCTTTTTTATCTGATCGTACACGCCTAATGTAATACTGGGCATGTTGAGGATGAATGCCAGAAGCAGTGCCACACAACTGAGACACAGTACCAGAAGGCTTGACGCAAGTGATAGCAGCAGAGACAGGAATATTAAGAGCATTTGCTGTAACTTCATTAGCAACGATTGCTTCATTTCTCAACATCTCCAATCTTGCTGGTAACGCTTTATCATCAGGATCATTCAGTAGCTTATGATCATAGATACCTGTCAGTGATACACCCAATAGACGCTCTTCAGACGTATTCTTTTCCCAGATCTTACGTAGGTATGGGAAGGTAGTCATTGTACTCTGCCAAGTACCTAGAACAGCCGCTACACGTACTTTGTACATCAAGTCTTGTAGAGTGTCCGTATCACGAACAATGACCTCTGTGAGGTTACAGAACTGGTAAGGACGAAGGATAATCTCTGAGCAAGGATTCGTACCGAAGTCATGGTTAGGATCTCTACGACCATTGATAGCTGCTTGCTTCTTCGATGCGTCTCTGTTAAAGATACCACGTTCACCTGAATGGCTTTCATAGATCGAACACCATTCACGCATAAACTGCCCTACTGAAGGCTTTACATCATACACAGCAGAGTTGTTAGCAAGGCTACGCTGTCCTTGTTGTTCCCACCATGCTCCTGCTTTAGCGTGTGCCATACGATCATCACTGAGATCGCTTAAAGATATCATTGCAGAACGCCGCACACCACCCACAACAACAACCTCCCCGATCTTGCACAGAATATCATGGCATTCAAGGGACGACAGACGACGATTTTTGGCCGCTTGGAACTTCCTAATAACAAACTTGAATAGTTCAACGAGGGGTTCTGGGCCAGAAGCTCTGCCTCCAAAGGTCTTAAGTCTGGAGCCAGCAGGTCTAACTTTGGATACGTCCCATGTTGCAATTTCTCCAGCGTATAGTAAAGCAATGAGTTGTCGTAATGCTTTAGCCCAGCCCTCTTTGCTGTCGGATACCACGATAGTAGTTTTACTATCGAATAGCTGATCAGGGACTTCAGGGAGTTGATTAACATACTTAGCCTCTACAGAGAATCCTACACCAGTGCCACAAAGAAGGATGTACATCGCTTCATCAAAGGACTTAGGATCATCAATAGGTAGATAACTACAGTTGTATCCAGCAATGTTCTGACGCTCCAGAGCCTCACCAGCAGTCATCATACAGCGCATGGAAGGCATCACATCCATGTTACGAATAGCTTTCTCTACAGTCTTGTAGATATGCTGCGGGATCTCATACTTGTGTTTGTCTAACAGTTGCTTCTTCATGAAAGCCATGTAGCGATCAACTGTTTCATCCCAGTTCTCACGCCTGCCTTGTTCGTCAATGAAACGGCTGTAACGGCTCTTGTGGATAAAACTTGAATAGTTATTCAACTTCATTCTTCTTCCTCTTCGGTGTCATCTATTTCGTCAACAAGTTGGTCAAACATGGCTTCGATTCTGTCCTCAAACCTGTCTACCAGTTCTTCTGATGTTATCCCTAAGATCTCCATTAGCGAGATCTCATCCAGTCTCTTAAGTTTATCAAACAAGTCCAGAATCGTTAAAGCCATAGCTACTCCTTATAGTACTTCTTTATCACTGTATCATAGTTTGCAATCACATACTCCAGATAGTGTACTGCTTTCTCTAGATCTTCTTTACCATTCTTACGTTGATGTCTCTGTACATACTTAACAACATTAGCTAACCAAGGATCTAAGGACCATGCTGAGATAACATCCCAAGGTTGTAGTGTTGTTTCCTTGTAATGATTACCACCAACCTGTTTAGCTTGGTTTGAGTATTTCGGCAGCAATTGGTTCACTCCTTCTTTGTTGTTGCCATCCACCACAGTCTTGGCACTGGTAACGCTGATACTTTCCGGTAAGGGAGGTACTAAACCCTCTTCTTTGTAGATTGATACTAGCGCATCTTGTACAGCTCCGATGATCCCCTGAGACTGAGATGTTCGGGTGGGTTCGAATCCAGGGAAGAAATCGCTCATAGACTTTTTCCAATAAGATTACATCTTGTTTGTTGTACTGCTCCATGACTTCCCATGCTGCTTTGTCTTTGTTCATACACTTGATCCAAAGTTCAAAGCCTTCATGCTTAGTCTTCTGTCCTAGTCCTAATGCTCTAGCAACATAGTCCAGTTTATTACTAGGAAACCTAAATTCCTTTCTAGCAGTCTTTAACAGGTCAATCTGATGGTAAGGTGCTGGAGGAGACATACCAGCCTCTAGGAACTCTTTATTGAGTGTAGGTATGTCAAACCTAGTTCCATTGTAATGTACCACAGCATCGCATTCATCTAAAAGACTATGGATCTTCTTTAACATAGTCTTCTTACCATTTAGGATACTGCTGAACATCAACTGATCACCTTGATACCACTTAGCGGACCAACACAAAACACTACTGCTGTCTACGATCTGGCTGATACTGATGTTCTGTTGAAACAAACCCCAGCAGTAAACCGTGTTTGGTGCTGATTCGATATCAAGTAGCAGGATTCTCATCAGCTTCTGAGTCTGTGTCACTGCTTACAGTATCATCATGTCCGAAGATGTTAACGATCTTTCCGAACCGTTCAACAAACACTTTATCCTTGATATCGTAACCGTAGTAAGCACTGATAGCTTCACAGGCTTTCTCTAACAACGTAGACCAAGTAATACTATAATCATAGGTAGCATCAATAGTAACTATATGGCTTAGTGGATAACCATAGTCAGCGTTGTGCTTCTGTCCTTCTTCGTCTTCCTCTGAACTTATTGACATATTAAAACTAATTCTACTGTCGCTCATCTTCATCTCCATTCATTAGGGCATCCCAGGCATTAGGGAATACTTCAGAGCAGACTCGGCAGATGTTCTCTGCAACGATCCTTGTCTCTGCTTGGGCTTCCTTTGCT